GCCTTCCACATCGCTGTCTATGAACCGTTGCCGCACCCACTCATGGCCGGGGCCGCCTGGGTTGCTGGCCGCCCGCATCCGCAGGGGAATGCTGGTGCTGCCCAATCGCCGTAACCGGCTGAACAAGTAGCGGTATTGTGATTCAGCGAACTGTGTTAGTTCATCAAACGCTATGAACTGGAATTCACTGGACTGGTAGCGGTATTCATCACCCAGGCGTTCCAAGTAACCGAAGGTCATGGTGGCACCGCTGGGAAATCGCCACGTCTTCTCCGTATCACGCCACCTGGCATCACTACCCATCAGCCATTCCTTGGCCCGCTCCATCAACGCACCGGGCAAGGAAAGGTCTGTGTATGACCGTCTAAGGAGCAACGCAGCGTATCCAGGGGTATTGACGTGCTGAAGGGCAGCCATCAGCAGCGCATCGGACTTACCACCGCCAGCAGCCCCGCCGTACAGGGCTTCAGGGGTGTCTAGCAGGCCGAAGGCAAGCTGTTTAGTCGTTGGCTGATGGGGGATATAGTCTGTCCAGGGGATTTCCAGGCTGGATTCCATTGGGTTCCAACCGGACTGCCCCCGCATCTGCCAGGACTTGTAGGGCGGATGTAACGTCACCAACGCTTACTGTCATCACCTGATGCCGGATTGGGTTGTCCTGATTCCCGGCGTGTTCGACCTTCTGCGGAGCGTCCAGGCCCATTAGCTGCCGGATGTCACGCAGGGCGTGAAGAACGGTGCGGGCCGCATCGTCATCACCCGTCAGCATAGCAGGCCAGAAGGTCTGCATCACCGTGGTCAAACGCTCTAATGTCAAAGCCCTGTAATGGGCTGCGGTTGGCTGTAGGGTCTTATCAAGGGCTTTATTAACGGCAGCCAGTGCGCCGGTATGTGTTTTATAGCCCAATTTAGATGCTATTTCATGATAAGTCTCGCCTTTCATGCGCAGTTCCAGGGCTTTGCGCTGCTTCATCACGGCCTGGATACGCCTGGGGCTGGTCTTGGATTCCGTGCGGTGGGGCATGTGCGTCATATCTCCGAATAGGGGTTATGCTCCATCATATCCCAATCAACGACCTGGGAAGGGAACCGGACGATGGGGCCACCAAGGACTTCTGAAAGGATTACGGCTACACGTTCCATGAACGCCTTGACTTGGCACCGTGCCATCCCTGGAACCCGTTCTTGTGGGGTGACGTTGTGGATGTCCCAGCCGCCTTGTCTCTTGACGGCCAGGGCATCATAGCCGCCTTCCCATCCCTGCGTCAGGTCACCGTTCCGGTCAATGGGGAACCAGACCATGCGGAATTCCACGTTCTTGACGTTCTTATTCAGGGAATAGTTCCGGCCTTCTTCATCGTAATCCATGTCAGCTATCGTCATTTAATACCCAGGCGTTCAAAGTAATCAGGCAATGTTTCTTTGGGGGGTCTGGTAGGGTTTTCTTCCAGCCATTTCGCATAATACGCCAAACGGCGTTCACTCGCTTCAAAGTCAGGCTTGTCACCTTCCAGATGTTTGGCGATGCGTTCCAGGGCATCGGCTATCCTACCAAGTGAGATATGTGAATCCATCTGGGACATCAATGCGGTAAGCATTTCATCTTTGTCAGCTATCATCATTCAATCAACTCGTTGGTCAATATCTGCCGCTGGCGGTCAAGGTATCCTGTACTGTAATGGCTTTGCAGCCAATGGGGGGTCAACAAATCGGCGCCCTTGGGTTTCCTCTTATGCTTACTAAAAATCCCTGAAGGCGATAACTTGGGATGGCGGCCACACTTTGAGCATAAGCAATTCATCCCAAGTAATTGACCGCCTGAACTGCGCTGGGCCGCTTCCTTGACCGGGGCGGGCTTCCCACTGTTAGGACACCATCCATCCGATGTCTTGAACAACTTTCTGAATAATTCCATCACTTTCTTCATCCTACCCGTAACCTGTAGGCGGCCCCCAAAGGCCGCCGTTATTGGGGGTTCTTAGGGGGTTGTTAATTGTTAACTTAACTATAGGGGGAATTGACAGTGTTGACACGTAGTTGGGTTTCGTTGTCAATTCGGGCCAGTTGTTATGGGTTTACTCCATGTAGATACGTTGACCAACGTGTTAACTCGTAACGGTATGTATCTTCTGGTCTGTCAACTCGTAACGGAAAAGATGGATGGGTAATTCGGACAACGGATGCAGCTTTTTCCACTCCATCAACCAGCAAGGTTTGGGCATCTTGGGCCTGGTCGTTTCATCCACCTTCCGGCTGTTTTCCAAGTATTCATCCCTGCTACACCAGCCAATCACCCCATACTGCCCAGATACCTTCAGGGGCCACACCAGACCGCCGTAGGGCGCATCAAAGACCCCACCCGGCTTATCTTCGGGGATGATGAAATTACCCCCTTCCCTGTTGGTATTCTTGACTTCCATCTTTTCCCCGTTGGGGAAGGTTATATCCCCTTCAGGGTCACGGCCCACCATGTTGATGTCATCGAAGCCGCCGATGCCCAAAGCCTTTAGCATGACGTATTCCCCGGTGACACCCAGGATGTGGTTGTGTTCCTGGGTATGCCCATCGTCTTTCTTGTTCGGCGTGGCGTTGCGCTCCTGACAGTTCAGATTCCGCTGTACCCCCAGTTCCCGGCAGCGGGCTTCTTCGTAGTCCGTCAGGGTCACATGGTACATGGTCTATGTCCGGTGGTTGGCTGCCAGGATTCCGGCCAGTTGTTGGTTCACCGCCGTGGCCGTCCAGGGATGGTTCTGGCCCTTCCCCCAGCGGTAGACGGTACGCCAATGGACACCCAACTGCCGCCCTATCTCTTCATAAGAAAGACCCATGCCGTGGAGCCGCCCAACCAGATGGGCGGTGGTGTTAATCGGTTCTGCGGTGACCATTTCAGTACCCCCTATGTCACATTATACAAAAATCTGACCCCAAGGGCGATGATACGCTTTCAGGCGGCCCCAAACAAGTTATTGATACTGCGTGGATTGCGTCATCATTTAGAACAAAAGTTCCGGAAACTGATGTGCTTTCTTTGGCGTTCTAAGCCGTTTTACTGAAGGTCAGGCACCCCAGTTGAACAATCAGTGGCGGGTTGTATAAATTATACAAAAAGAAACCGATATGACCAGTATCACGATACCGTGGGGTAAGTTGGGCCGGTTTTCCCCCTGGTGGCGGGCCGCCCGGTTCAAGAAATGGGGTGACAAACCGGGAGCCTGGTCTAAGCCACGAAATGACTGCGCTTCCTTATATAGCGGGAAATTGGTAAAAGTCGTGCCTAGAATGGTCTGTACTGGGTATTGACACTTTGTACAACAACCCTTACTATTCTTATAGACCCAATTAGTACAAGGAACCTTGAACCTTAACAACTGAATACAGTGTCTAGTCTGAATCTACTAGACAGGCTGAAAAAACGGTAAGCACGGTGCCGTGGGCCAACAAAACCAGCAGCGGGCTAGACCGCTCAACAACTAGCGCAGGAAAAACCAGCTTACCCCAACAATGAAACCCAGATGCGGGCAGACAAGAAACCGGGGCTGAAACCTACCGGGAGACACCGCAGCGAAGGACAGAACGGTAAGGTAAGTGCGATAGGGGCAACGACGGAACAAATGGTGAAGCGGGGGGATGCAAGCGCATCCCTCTTAAACCCCAGACCCGGTGCTAAGGCCGGGTCAAAACAAGGGGTTGGAGCAAGACGATGCGTATAGAAGAAACAAAGGTTGAAGGATTTGATGGAATCATCCGCCAGATGGAAATGCCAAATGGCACGGTGATTTACGGTGTTCAGGACAGTCTGGTTTATAAGTTCACATGGTTCGACAATCTGACCGATGCCGTTTGCCACGGGCTGGTTAATTACAAGCAGGCCGTGAACTACCGCAAGCGCAAAAGCGCATCCAGGGATAGGTTCGAGCGAATAGTAGCACTACTAGAAGCCCACAATAGCCAGTTGGACTGTTTCGCTTAAATGGTGATGACACCCGCTTCGGCGGGTGTAAACCCCTGGCAGCGGTTCAAAGGCCGTGCAAATAACAAGGGGTTGGAGCAAGACGATGCGTATCAAATACGAAACGACAACATGCAGCCGGTGCCACGGAACCCGGTACTTCGCACACTTCAGCCACGTTGAAGCTGGCCGGTGTTTCCGGTGCGGCGGTAGCGGCGTAACACTAACCAAGAAAGGGGAAGTCGCCAAGCTAATCTGCATGGAAGCCTTGAAGGTGCGGGCTGATGCCCTGGAACCCGGCATGGTCATCTGGGAAACGGACGTGGTGCCGATGACCAATCAAGTGGTGACCCGCAAGACAGTGGTGGAATCCATCGACATAGCAGGCAAGGACATCACGGTTACCACTGGATTCGCCGTCAGCCATATGTCCACGGACACGCCAGTACAGCAAGCCTTGACACCTTCCAACCGGGAAGTTGCCAGGGCTGCTTTGGCAGGCATCGCAGGGGTAAGTATCGAAGATTAACGGTGAGTGGCCCGCCCATCAGGGCGGGTGTAACCCGCAAAGCTGGTCACAAGCCCAGCAAAAACAAACGGGTTAGGAGAATCACAATGGCTAGTCACTACCATATCGTTTCAAAGCTGGACAATCGGGAACACGGCGGCAGCATCGCAGACTACGGCTTCGGGGCTGGTCTTCCAATGTCGATTGCCAGGGATGATGCCAGGGCGATGGCAAGGGAACGGGGCCTCCATCAACTGGCCGGTGGGCTTTGGAGCGATGCCAAGACCTGTGATGAATTCAACAAGAACTGGCGGCACCAGTACATAATGATTGACCCCTGTGACAACGAAGTGGACTTCGGCATCCCTTGGGATGTCTACCGGCGGGATGACGGTGAACTACACCGTGCGCCAACCGGCAAGCCATGTTCTTCGGCCATCAGGCAAGAAGGATGGCCCTTCTTTCTTTAGGTGACGGGCCAGGGCGCAAGCCCTGGTTAAACCCCCAGGCTGGCCGTCCGAAGGCGGTGCCAAAACGCAAGGGGTTTGGAGAATAGCAATGGTCAACATCACAGAGACATCCAAGGCTTTATTCGTAGACTTCGCCCAAGATGCCGGGAACTGGAACGGGATGCCCTTAATCGGCGGGAACGTGATGATTACAAACGCCAAGGCTGACCGGGGCAACCTAACCCAGCTAAAGAAAGCCGGACTAGTCGAAACCGAATACGATTCTTTTGAGCGGCTGACCTGGCTGACCTTCACGGAAGACGGTGAACGGTACGCCATTGAATTGGGCATCGACCTTGGTTCTAACCTTCTTAAAATCAACTGGGCGCACTTCCATGAACTGATAGTGCTGACAGACATCGAAGGAATCAGCCGGTTAAGCGGCACGGCTGAAAACGGAGCCAAGTGGATTCAGTTTGAAGTGGACTACCTGGCTGAACAAACTGAAGGCGAATGTTCCATCTGTCGAAAGTCCCTGGTTGATGGGTGGATGTGCTTGGATGGCGGGGATGAAGTTTGTTCCAGCCATATCAAATTGATTAGGTGAGCCAGCGGGGGAAACCCCGCCGTAACCCGCAGCCTGGTGGCAAGCCCAGGCAAATCTTATAGCGGGGGTGGAGAAGTCATGCCACGTCAGCCCAAGGGGAAGCCCAAGGCACCCAGGAAGGCCAGGAGCCGGAAGGGGATGATGCCCGGTCAGTACCGCAAACGGTCTACGGTCTATGTGGAGCGGCTGCGGAACGCTGAAGAAGATGCACGGTACACGCACGATGACCTGTACACCACGGATGCCTACATCGTGCAGACCAATCGCCTGGACAAGACTTTCAGCTACACGGTGGAACTGAAGGGCGAAATGATGCGTCTGCCGGGGAAGGTTGTAGACCGGATGATTGCCCAACGGGAAGCCATCCTGAAGGAAGCCCGGTCTGACACGGCTTTAGAAGCCGCTGAGAAGCGCATCCATAGCAAGGTAGTGGATGACGTGGAAGAAGCGGCAGCGGAAGCTGAACGGAAGAACGACTTGGAAGGGCTATAGGTGAGCCACCCCGCCGCAAGGCGGGGCGTAACCCGCAAGCCGGTGGCAAGCCCGGTTAATAAACAACGGGTTAGGAGAGATTATGCAGATAGAAATCAAGGGAACCAACGCCGGTATTGGCACGATGGTCTTGGAAGACTACGGAAAGGACTGCTATGCGGTCACCGTTAACAATGGCCGGATGGGGG